GGTGCTCCGCTGATTCAAGAACTTAGGCGCATGGGCCTTCCAGTCCAAGAATTTACACCGTCTAGAGGAAACGATAAGATTGCCCGCGTCAACGCGGTTTCTGATTTATTTGCTTCTGGTAAAGTGTGGGCGCCTGATACGCGTTGGGCTAGAGAAGTCATTGAAGAAATAGCTTCATTCCCTGTTGGTGAACATGATGACTTTGTAGATACGACCACGCAAGCGTTATTGCGGTATAGGCAAGGCGGATTTATTTCGTTGGACAGTGACGAAAAAGACAACGGAATTTTGTATAGAGCACGGCGACACGCCGCGTATTACTAAGGACTATAAATGGCTATCGACAAATCCCTTTATCAAACACCTAAGGGTCTGGAACAAGAAGCTGAAGATATGGGCGCCGAGCCTATTGAGATTGAAATTGTTGACCCGGAAGCAGTAGATATTTCGGCAGATGGTTTTGAGATGGTAATTGGTTCGGAAGAAGAAGACCCTGAGTTTTATACCAATCTTGCAGAAGAACTTGATGAAAGCGAATTGCAAAGTATCGCAAGTGATCTAGCCGGCGATATTGATAATGACCTTTCTTCCCGCAAAGATTGGGAAGATTCGTACAAAGAAGGTCTTACGCTACTTGGCTTGAAATACGAAGAGCGCACTGAGCCGTGGCCCGGCGCATGTGGTGTGTTCCATCCAATGATTACTGAAGCGGTTGTTCGCTTTCAAAGCGAAACAATCATGGAGACTTTTCCAGCAAAAGGCCCTGTTCGCACCAAGATAATCGGTAAGCAGACTTCGGAAAAGCAAGAAGCCGCCAGTCGTGTTGAAGAAGATATGAACTACCAGTTGACGGAGAAGATGACTGAGTTCCGTCCTGAACACGAGCGCATGTTGTGGAGCCTGCCGGCTACGGGTTCGGCGTTTAAGAAGGTGTATTACGACCCCAGCCTAGAACGGCAGATATCACTGTTTGTACCTGCAGAGGACGTAATCCTTCCGTATGGTACAACCGAGCTGGCCACCTGTCCGCGTGTTACGCATCGCATGCGTAAAACAAAGAATGAGATTCTTAAACTGCAGGCCGCGGGGTTTTATAAAGATGTTGAGCTTGGCGAGCCGTCTAAGTTTAAAGATGAGATTACCAAGCGCAAAGATGAGGAGACAGGGTTCTCTTCAAACTACGACGACCGCTATGAGATTTATGAAAGCCACGTAGACCTCGACCTGCCGGGCTATGAAGATGTGGACGATGATGGCCACGAGACTGGCATCGGGTTGCCGTACGTTGTGACGATGCTGCGGGGTACGAATCAGATTCTGGCGGTGCGTCGTAACTGGCGAGAAGAAGACCCGCTTAAGCTCAAGCGTCAGCACTTTGTGCACTACCAGTACATCCCCGGCTTCGGGGCGTACGGCTTCGGGTTGTTCCACCTCGTTGGTGGGTTCGCTAAGAGCGCGACTTCTATTATGCGTCAGCTCGTTGATGCGGGGACGCTGGCTAATCTTCCGGGGGGTCTGAAGTCTCGGGGGCTGCGGATTAAGGGGGACGACACGCCCATCGCTCCGGGGGAGTTCCGTGACGTTGATGTGGGTAGTGGGGCGATCAGAGACAACATCCTGCCGCTGCCCTATAAGGAGCCGTCATCTGTACTGGCTGCGCTACTCGATAAGATTGTAGAGGAAGGGCGTAGGTTCGCTGCAACGGCGGACATGAAGGTGTCGGATATGTCGGCACAAGCCCCGGTGGGAACTACGCTGGCGATCCTTGAACGCACGCTAAAGGTTATGTCTGCAGTGCAGGCGCGGGTTCACTATGCGTTTAAACAAGAGCTAAGACTTCTTGCGGCGATTATTAGGGATTACACAGAAGACTCATACCCCTATGAGCCGGACTTTAGTAAGTCTGCGGTAAAGAAAGAAGACTATAGCCATGTTGATATTGTTCCAGTTAGTGACCCTAATGCGGCGACGCTGTCACAACGCGTTGTGCAGTATCAAGCGGTTATTCAACTTGCCGCCCAAGCCCCGCAAATCTACGACCTCCCCGCGCTCCACAGACAAATGCTTGAAGTTCTCGGCATTAAAGACGCGGACAAACTTGTTATCTCGGGCGATAAACAAAAACCGAAAGACCCGATTAGCGAAAACATGGACGCCATTACGGGAAAACCCCTCAAAGCGTTTATGTATCAGGACCACGAAGCGCACATCAAGGTCCACATGGCCGCGATGCAAGACCCCCAGATTCAACAGCTGATTGGGCAGAACCCGCAGGTTAATCAAATTATGGGGGCTATGTCCGCGCATATTGCAGAACACACTGCATTTGCGTACAGAAGCAAAATTGAAGAAGCGATGGGTATTGAGTTGCCCATGCCGGATGAAGAGATGTCGCCGGATATTGAAGTGCAGGTATCGCGCTTGGTTGCACAAGCAGCGCAGCAGGTTCTTCAAAACAGCCAGAATCAAGTGGCTCAGGAACAAGCGGCACAGCAAGCGCAACAAATGGCGGCGGACCCGGTTATCCAGCTACAGCAAAAAGAGTTGGAAATTAAAGAACGCGAGCAGGCAATGAAAGAACAGAAAGCGATGGCGGATGTACAGCTTGAACAGCAGCGTGTGGAAATCGAGAAGCAACGTGTCGAGGGAGAGTTGTACGCAAAGGGTATGCAGCTTAGCAGCTCAGTTGTTCAGAAGGACAAAGAGATGCGGGCAAAGCAATATGCCGAGGGCGTACGCATGGGAGTTAATGCGTCAGCTAATTCCAGAAAGGGACCTGCTAAGTGAACGACTATGTAAACGTAAGTCTTTTTAAAAAGTACTTACGCGATGAATTAAACAATTACGCAGACGACGTAGCAACCGGAGCCTGCGCTGATTTTTCTGCATACAAAGAACTGTGTGGGGTGATTCGAGGCTTGGCCCTAGCAGAGCGGTTGCTAATCGACCTCGCTAAAACGGAAAGTTCGGAAGATGACGATTGAAAATACGGAGTCGGTAGTAGAAGAAAAAGAGCCTGTGTACACCCCTGAAGAATCGGCACGGCAACTGCCCGACCCGACCGGATGGAAGATTTTGTGCGCAGTCCCCGCAATTGACGCAAAGTTTGATGGCACCAGTTTGTATCGGCCGGACAGCTTGGCTAAGTTGGAAGAGCACGCTACTACGGTTTTGTTTGTGATGAAGATGGGACCCGACGCGTATAAAGACGACCGTAAGTTTCCCACTGGTCCGTGGTGTGCTGAGGGCGATTTTGTTTTGGTTCGTGCCTATTCGGGTACGCGATTTAAGATTCACGGCAAAGAGTTCCGCCTGTTGAACGACGACCAAGTTGAAGCGGTTGTTCAAGACCCCCGCGGAATTACCCGTGCATAAGGAGCAGGAAATGGCAGAGCAAGAAAATTATGAATATGAAGAACCGGGTACAGAAGAAAACTTTGAGGTAGATATTTCAGATGAAGACGATATCGAACTTGAAGTTGTAGACGATACGCCTGAAGAAGACCGAGGTCGTAAGCCGCTTGCAAAGGAAGTGGAAGACCCTACGGATGAAGAAATTGAACAGTACGGTGACAAGGTCAAAGTACGTATTAAAGAGTTGACGCATGCCCGGCATGATGAGCGCCGGGCTAAAGAAGCGGCCAATCGGGAAAAAGAAGAAGCTCTTCGTCTTGCTCAACAGATTCTTGATGAAAACAAGAAGCTGAAGGACTACGTTAATAACGGGCATCAGACGTATGCCGAGGCCATTAAAGCCAGAGCAGAAATGGAACTTCAAATTGCGCGAGATAAATTTAAAGCCGCGCAAGAAAGCTACGACTCCGATGAGATTCTTTCGGCACAAGAAACTTTGGCCGAAGCAAAAATGCGGTTTGAGCAAGTTAAGAATTATAACCCCGCCCCTTTACAACAAACAGAATATCCTGTATATAGTGGGCAACAAACAACAGCCGCCCCTCAACCTGACGAACGTACTCTGCGCTGGCAGCAAAGAAACCAGTGGTTCGGAAGTCCGGGGTATGAAGAGCTAACTAGCTTCGCTCTTGGGCTGCATCAAAAACTGGTTAACCAAGGTATTGATCCTAGGAATAATCCAGAAAGTTATTACGAGCGTATTGATGCTCGCATGCGGGAAGTTTTTCCAGAAGTTTTTGGGGGAACAGCTAAAGCGGCGCAACAGGCGAAAAGGCCAGCTACTGTGGTAGCTCCGGCCAATCGTACTTCTAGCGGCAAAAAAGTTCAGCTAACTACTACGCAGCTAGCGCTTGCAAAAAAGTTTGGCCTTACCCCTAAACAGTACGCAGAAGCGTACATGAAGACTATGGAGAATTAATTATGACTACCCGCACCCCTCGCGATATTGATACCCGCGCTACCCAATCCCGTGCAGTGTATGTTCCGCCTAGCACACTGCCCGTGCCGACTCCGCAATCTGGCTATTCGTTTCGTTGGATTGCAACTTCTGTTGCTGGCGTACAAGACCCATCTAATGTGTCTAAAAAAATGCGTGAAGGCTGGGAACCGGTTCGTGCCGAAGACCATCCTGAACTGCAGCTCAAAGGCAACGAGAATGGAAATGTAGAACTAGGCGGATTGATGTTGTGCAAAATGCCAACTCCACAAGTTGAAGCTCGTAACGCATATTACGAACAACATTCCAATGCACAAATGGAATCTGTGGACAACAACTTTTTGCGCAACAGTGACCCCCGCATGCCGATGTTTAGTGAGAAGCGTTCTACTACTAGCAAAGGCAGCGGATTTGGAAACGGAATTAAATAAGGAAACTTATAATGGCTTATCCAATTGTTTCAGCCCCGTATGGGTTTAAGCCGCTCAATCGTCTTGATGGTCTGCCGTATGCCGGTGCCACCCGCAAGATTCCGATTGAGTACGCTTATGCTCAAAACTTGTTCTACGGTGACGTAGTTCAAATCGCTGGTGGTACTGTTGTTCGTTCGGCAATGTCTGCCGCTTCGTCGCCGGGCACCGCTGTTGCTGGTACCATCGGTATCTTCTTGGGTTGTTCGTACACCAACC